CATGACGGGACTGATAAGGGGAGCAAAGCGGAGAAAATTGCTCGGGCGAATAGTAACCTTATCGCCGGGAAGTACCTCCATGACGGTGGTAGGAACAAGTTCGCCCATGGAGAAAGTGAGTTTAATCTCATGCGAAAGGTCGAACTTATTAGATGAAACTCCGGGGAGTTTGACAGAATTGAAAATATTCATTGCCATAATATTTACATGCGGATACCGCCCCGAGAGACGTAGTAAGAACGAGAGGTGGAAGAACCGCGACGGCGGCGGGAACGAGAACGAGATTTGTAACGCATTTTAGAAAAATTAGAAATGAAAAAATTAGCGTCGGCCACGTGGAAGAAATAGCCGTCGCCAGAGTTCAGAAGAATTATTCGTATCAGAAGGCTCAAAGAAATTGGAAAGAGCGCGGCCAAGAACACGCGCCCACATAGGATCATTGGGGTTTATACCTTCTTTCCTAAGTGAGAGTTCGACCTGTTTAAGGTTGGTATCTTCCTTCATGTTTGCGATCATACCATTAATGCGCTCAATATCAGCACGAGTATGAGCGCGTTGCAGTTGCATAGATTTAATGCGCTCAATGGCCTCATTGAGATAGGAAGAATTGGAAAGGGCTTCGCGAACGTCACGATTGACAGCAAGATCAGTAGAAGTACGAAGTTGACGAAGAGACTCACGTTTCGCGTCAGCAGACACGTCACGAAATTCAGTATCAAAATCAAGATTGAAAGTACCACGTTTGGCCGAAACCTCGGTGGCATGAGTTTGGGCGCGTCGAAGCATAGCATCTTCGAGAATGACAGAATTTTGGGCTTTCAGGTTGTCAGCCTGAGCCTGTTTAATTTGCAGGTCAGCCTGAGCCATAAGATAAGGAATACCCGCACCAGAAATAGCGTTTCCCCACTCAGGGGAACGCGTCTGAGGAGATTGTACGTCAGGTGTAGATATTGCTCCAGCATTACCGGAGTTTCCCTGACCGTAAATAAGATGGGGATTGAGACCCGCTTCCTGAAAGCGGTTCATTTGGGATTGCGGAGAGTTATAATCGTTCTGGAGGTTCCAGAACTCGAGGTTGTCCGCCTTTTGCCGGTCATACATCTCCCGGCTGAATTGGCGGTTTTTTTTGTTTTGGTGTGCTTGAGAAAGGGAGTTAGCAACTCCGCCAGCAGCACCAATAGCAGCAGCGAGTACAGGCATAGTTAAACGAGTTCAGCGTAGTGAAAGAGATTGGGATAAAGACGGTTCATGTAATTGCACCATGCGTCAGCAAGGGACTGTTCCATAATACCACCAAGAAAAATGGTGGTAGGATCAGATTTTAAGTAGTACTTAAGTTGAAACATCTTTAGATTGAATTGATTGTGAAAATAAAGTTTTCAAGTGGAGTGGGCTTCCGCCCACAGGAACGGGCCTTAGCGGCCCGTGATAGTTTAGTTTGATTGTCACAAGACCCGGCGTAAATGTACTCCCTTTTTTGGCTTCGCTTCGCTTCGCTTTAAGCGGTCGTTTGTTTGTGCCGGGTGTGGTGTCAATCAGCCATAATACATCAAGAGAGATTATGGCAGTTTCCAGTAGACTGGAATAGAGATTTGTTGAAGTGTTAACATAATGTTAACGTGTGTTAGATGTGGCGCTAAGGCGCAAAATGTAACCAGATGCCGCGCTGAAGGGCGCGCGACATCTGGTTACATTTTTAGATGTAAGATGAAGCGGCTACATAGTAGCGGCTTCTGAGTGTGGTGCTATATCAGGCACCACAGGAGAAACAGGATCGCTATCGCGAGGAGGAAATGATCTACGCGAACGTTCAGTTTGTATTGCATGGCGGAGGTCTTTAGCAAACATTAATTTGTCTTGAACATCCATACGTTCAAGGTCGTGAGGAATAATATCGTCGTCCGCGTTGTATTGCGGGGTGAATACCGGAACGGACTCACCACGAACGTAACGATTGACAAGTTCGCGAAGAGACAATGTCATCCCGGGAACAGTTTGAGAGGGAAAGGTATTAGGAGGTTCAGATATTGGGTTGCAACAAGCAACAGCAAACGTAGCCTGAGTGACAATGTAGTCTTTCATAATAAACGTGGTTTGAGTTGTGAATAGAAATGTTTGTGCCGACCAAAGCGGCAAGATTCTTTATACTGTTCATAAGAATAATCAGGGGAATCAGCGTAGGTAATAGAAAATTCGGCCTCATCTTTTATTGCGGCCTGTTCGACAGAAGATTGAATTATATGACGCTGAGCGCGTTGCTCATTATCGTCATAAATCTTCATACGGTAGTAACGGGGGAGGGCGATGCGGTAGCCTCCGGGGTTTGTAGCGTAGAGTCGGGAAAGGTCAGATTTATGGTAATTGATGATTTGAGGAGAAAGGTAGTTGCCCCCAAGACCTTTAGACATAAGCGGAAATTCTTCTTGACGATCATCGCGATCATGTTTGTATGAATGTGGTTTATCTATGTATTTCATAACATAGGCGATTGAATCAGTAGAAACGTTTCCCAGAAAAGTGGTACCTAATCCCCACGCTTTATCATATAACGAGGAATCGGTACAATTGAAAATAATAGCGTGGTAATGGGGCCTTTTATTATCCGACCCATACTCACCAACGGCATAATATTTAATTTTTGCATCGGGACACAATTTTCGAAGCCGTTTCATAAAATCCTGGTAATCCTTTTTCTGTAAGGTCATAAAACCATTATCAGAAATAGGAACATGTGTAGTATCATAAGTAAGGGTAAGAAAATGGGAGGATAGGGAAACCCTATCCTCCTGAACAAGTCGAAAAACCCAACTGTTGACACGACGTAATTTGCACGGTGGACAACGGCCACAAGGAACCGGAACTTTTTCAAGTGCGGCTTTGGGCATCACCCAGTAAGGGGAATCGCAGGTCATATCGTAGGAGTCCCAAAGACGGGGAGTTTACGGTAAACAGTAATGTCGTTAAAGACTTGGGCGAAAATGTGATCTTCATCTTCGTCAGTAACCGCAAAAATGCGGGTCGAAGGTTGACAGCGGATAAATTCAGCATTCAATGCAGGATCGGAAGCGAATATTCGGCCGAGATGCCAGAAAGCGAGTGTAGTACGGAACTCACCCGCAACGCGTGAGTTTTCGAATTTATAATCGGCATAACGTGGAACATAGCCAAAAATCGCGTTAGGAGTGGCGGTTTTCGCGTAAACCTCTTTCTGTAATACCTCTTGTTCGCCAATATTGGCGAAGGTTGGCCATGCGTAATCGAAACGGTCAAAACGCGAAAATTTCCGATGGAGACCGTCTTGGTAAGCAGTATCAGGCTGCACATTAATAATACCAATAATAACGCCGTGTTCTTCAGCACGGTAAGAGAAATTACCAGAACCACCCACAGAAATACCATGTCCGGCCATCTGACCGACAGGAATAGTGGCCTCAGTGTTCTGCGCGGTGGCGAGAACCTCTGAAATGACCATGTTTTGTTTGGCGCGTCCGATAAATTCCGGACGCTGGAGACGAGCATCAGAAGATTTGACGCCAAAATGGGCCATAATGTTTTCGACGTAGCGAGTACCTGCGCGAGCATTACGCTCGAGCCACTCCTGAAGTTTAAAAGCACGACGAAGCGTATTGATATCGGTGGCATCGGCTTGAACGTCTACACCAAGAGAACCACGAGGGTCATAAGTGGTTTGATTGGTAACAGAAGCGATGTTAGTAGAAGTGAGAAAAGGAGTAGGACCACCACCAATAACAAGGTCACCAGTAGAAGCAGGGGTACCATCAGGATTAAGCCAGCCAGAAGTACCAGTATCATTTTCCTGCCATTCAACATCTACGCGCTCAGATACAGTGAGCGGAAGTTGTACCGCGTCGCCTTTCTGGGCAAACGGAAGGGCGGCAGTAAAATAGTCGTGCTGCCAAGCGCGGCGGAACGGGGCTCCAAGAAATGCAGTACGAACAACGCCGGTATTTTGGCCATTCAGCAGTGGCGTAAACACTTCAGGCTGAAGATTCTGGTCACGATAATACTCGTCGTATATCTTGAGATAAGCGGCGACGTACAAAGGCGAAACAGGCTCGGAGGTAGGAAATACTCCGGTAGGCATACCAAGATAATCAGCAAGAGAGCCAACATGGATGGTTTCATCATCGAGTTCAAGGTAAGGGGCTTGTACATCGGATTCGCCGGTAATCCATTTCTCCCAGCCGGGCCAAAGAATGCGATTAGGCACGAAATAATAATCGGTCACGACTCGAACTTTGTGCATGACGGGACTGATAAGGGGAGCAAAGCGGAGAAAATTGCTCGGGCGAATAGTAACCTTATCGCCGGGAAGTACCTCCATGACGGTGGTAGGAACAAGTTCGCCCATGGAGAAAGTGAGT